CCACTCCGCGTCCGGCGCTCCCTCTTTTGGGTGCTCCATCGGAATGCGCTCCCCGAGGGTCATCGCCCCCAGCTCGCGTGGAGCCGGGGGTTTGACTTTTGGGGCGCAGGCGTCGAGTCCCTGCTTGATGCTGGCAGCGAGGTCTGCCTTTTCGCTTTCTGGCGTGATCTTGAGGCCGCTGGCTGCTGGTTGAGCCTCCGCAGGCTTGGCCGCCTTGTAAGACTTAGTGGCAAGGATTTCGGCGAGGGTTGGCATTTTAGTAATCGTATTCCTCCACCTTCACCGGACCGGCCACCCGCACGATGGCCGCTGCCTCCTGCCAAACGCGAAGACCGGGAATTTTCGCCCCCATCTTCACCACGGCACGGATGGCCGCATTGTTCGGCGTCACCACACAGAGTTCTGGGCGAGCGGCATAGAGTTCGGCGATGTCCACCACCTCAAATTTCCAGCTCGTCCGGCTGGTGATGCCTTCCGGCCTTGGCCCCTCGGCATTGATTGCAGCCAGTTGAGACGCCGCGATTTTATCCGCTGCCTCGGCACGGGCGGCATCTGCTGCCTCCTCATCGCCATTGGCAACGGCTTCTGCCTGCTTGGCGTTCATCTCCGCGATGGCATCCGCCTGTGCACGGGCCGCTTCTTCGCGTTCCTTCTCAGCCTTTCGGCGTTGGGCTTCTTGGTAAGAGCCAACAATCACCGAGAGGCGCTTGGCCTCCGCCTCCAGCGGGGTGAGGTAATCCTTCGCCACCGCATCGATCCGCCTGCCAACCTCGAGCACCGGCGCCTTCACCTCCTTGCGGCTATCCTCCACCGAACGGGTCAGGGCCTTGAGCTTCGTCAAAGCTGCCGCCGCCGAGTCCAGGTCAGCCACCGAGGCAATGGCCTTGATGCGCCCGCTCGCCTCCAACGCCAATGTTCTGGCGTTGAAGGCTTCCACGGACAACTCGATCTGTGGGCTGGGAAGACTCCCTGAGACAACGATTTCAAGTGTGTCGCTCATAGATCGAACTCCTTCTGAGCGGGGTCTTGCACATAGGCTTCGGCCTCGTCTGAGGTTTTCACCGCATAGCTCAACTTCGTTTTCACAATGCGAGACGGGCCTGAGTGGTCGAGCTTGACGGATAAGCTCACGCTGCCCGTGGCATCCTCGCTCTCAGCCACCGCCTGCTGAATGCCTGCCCAGTGAGTTTCGAGGAGGGAGTTGACCAGCGCTGTCACACGCTGGAATTCCACCACATTGTAATCCATCGCGGCGAACGCCGCCGTCGCGTCAATCGTCTCGCCCCCTGCGGTGCGTAGCTCCACTTTGGTTGCGGCACCCATTAGTATTCCTCCCCGGCTGTGGCCGCTGCTAATTCCTCCTGGGCACGCTTGAGCGCCTTCACGAGCCGCTGATCGGCGGCAGTCGTTCCGGCATTCGGCACCCAGTTTTTGTTCAGCTTCTCGATCGCCTCGGGATCGAGGTCGCGCACTTCCACGCCCGCAAATTTTCCGACATGAACCTTCACGGTCGCCCAGTCATCACCCGCTTGGGTGGTATCAACCGCTTCGGCCTCACGCACCGGCTCAGTCGGCTTCGCCGCCCCGCGATAGCTGGCCTCCTCGCCCTTGGCTTCACGGTCCTTCTTGCGGGTGAATTTGCCAGAGGGCTTCAGCGGATCGTTTCCCTTGTAAGGCACGCAGGCCACAATGCTTGCGTAGGTATTCCCGTTCTCAGCGTGCTCATGGATGATTGTCACCTGTCCCGCCTTGCCAAGCAGAAGCGCCTCTGTATCGAACTCAGCTTCCTCAGCTGCTGTCAGGTCACGCCCGAACCACTGGCGCAGGAACTTGCGGAAATTCGCCTTCTCGTTGAGCGATGGGGTAAATCCACGGCTCCACACGCATTGACGACTCCCATCCTCACGCGCCGGGGCATCCGTCTCGAAAACAAGGCGGAAAACCTCGCTCTCGCCAAACTTGCTCGTCTGCTTCACCAATGGGGTCACATCTACGCACACCGCGCGAAATGTCCCCTCGTCATGCGGGTTGAAGGCCCCGCCGCCTTTTTTTGTCAGTTTCATTTTATTCGCCTAATAAATCGCGGCTGTTGTTGTGTTTGCCCTCGCCGCGCCGCCGCACCGCGCCGCTCGGGGAAATTTTCTGGGGTGGAAAATTGTTCAGTCCTCGTCGTCGAACTCTTCCCAGCGGCGTCTCCGCTCTTGGAAGTCACGGATTTCGTTGCGGTAGCTATCGCGTCCGAGGTAATAGGAGGCGAGGCACGAGCCGAGGGTCAGCACGGCAATGGAAATGGCGAGGGTGGCGCTCATTTGGCCTCCTTGCTGTTTTCTTCCATGAATCGGCAGATATTTTCTTGCGCCGCCCATGTCAGAATCACCGCCACTGCGGTAAAAAACCATCCGTGCCAGGCCAAGAAACACGCTAAAAAGAATTCAAAAAAAGCGCCAACATGTGATGGCACAGACCTTTGGAAATCCGTTTTTTTCGGTTTCATCTCTTTGATGAAAATTGCCCCCGTCACCGTCAGGACCGCAAAAAAACACGCGATAAAAACGAGTAAGTTCCCAGCGCCTTTGTTTCCTCCGACCGCTTGCCAAGCAAGGCACAAGATGGCCGAATTCAAGACGATCCATGTTGCAAGTCTGGTGTATTTCATTTTGCCCTCCGCTTTTTGAAGGCCACTTTGAGCAGCAGAAGAGTTTGCGGAGGCTCTGGAAACCTCGCCCAGTAAACAGGCGCATCCGGCAGGCGCTCGGCGGAAATGTCCCGCCATGTCTCCCCGTCCAGAAATCCCGTTGTGACATCCCCGTCCTCGAGGGCGAGGATCACCGTCTCGTCGGCATCCGGCAGCTCGTCGGTGGACGCGATCCATTCGATGGTCGAGGTCATTTCGCCTCCCCTTTCTCCGTTGACGCTACCGCCTCGGATTCCGTAGCCTGCGCCCAGTTATGGGAACCAATCTCGCAGGGATCACAGTCGGGCAGTTGAAGGCAGAGCTGGAGGGTTGGCCGGAGGACATGGAACTCACATTTGGAGGTCTCACATTTTATCGCCTCAAGCAGCGCGGTCCGGAATTGCTCCAAATGGAGTTCAATCAGACGGTCTATCTTGATAGCGAGGGGATAGTCCGGGTGGGCGAGCACGACATTCTGCCTCGGGAACTCCCCGGTTCTGGCAGTAATTAAGGCTGCCAGCACATTTTGCCCGGTAGTCTGCGGATAATAGGAAGCATCCATGCGGCCATCGATCATTTCGACCGCCCCACCAGAAGGGATTGGGATTCTGAGTGAGCGATTCATTTCTCACTCTCCTTTCGTGCCGCAAGCATCGCATCGGCTATGTCGTAGCAGTCTTTTGCGAGTAATTCTCGGTGTTCGTGTGGGTGAGCAAACCGATGGGCTTGCCCTTGTAATGCCTGCCCCGCAAACCAATCGCGCAGGGACATTCCTTCAAATCCAATCGCAACGCATTCCTTTCCAGATAATTGATCTGTCCATTTCAAATGCTTTTGAGGGAAAGCCGGACCTCCATCTGTGCGACGAGGACTCTTTTTTGCTATCCAGCCCTCCGTGGCCTCTGTGGCCTCTGTGGCCTCCGTGTTCTCTGTGGCCTCTGTGGTTGAACTCATCGTGTCCGCTCCCCCCATGTGGTGACCCAGTAGGTTGCCACCCCCAGCGCGATGGCTGGGCCGACAGCGCGGGCAAACTCCCACGCGAATTGCAACTGACGAATGAGTTCTTCGTGTTGTTCCATAAAATTAGCGGTTCGCCGTCCTCCCGATTTTTTGTTGCCACCATTTTTCAAAAGAAGGGCGTGCTATATGCCACCCGCCCTTGTCCCCTCGTGGCTTGCAGGCTGCAAACTCACCGCGCCGCGCCAGCTTGCAGAGGTGTTGCACGCAATGCCCCGAGAGGCGTGAGGCTTCCGAGATCGAAATGAAACCGTCGATCATCTCGTCTCCTTTCTCCGTTTGCGGGCGGCTGGGTTGGTAGCCCGCAGCCACTCCGCCGCTTCGCGCAGGGCCTGCTTGTTCTCCACATTGCAAATCTTGGCCGTGAGTTGGCGCACCAGGTTGAGCGCCGAGCGCAGGCGCAGCACCGCCACTTCCAGCCTGTTCAGTTCGTATTCGAGGAGAAAATCTGCTCCATCAGGCCGCGCCTCTTTTTGGACACGCTCCTCCTGCACTCGGACCCATTCCGCCTCTTGCAATACGCGCCCCCATAGTTCCTCCCGCTTGCGCTTCACCTCATCCATGTCCATCACGCCGTCCTCCCCGCTTGAGTCAGTTGGAGCGGCACCACATCGCCCGTGCTAAGCCGCACATCATCACCATCAAATCCAGTGATCCTCCCCCTCCTCTGTTTTCGTTGATACGGGAGCCGATATGTGGTGATGTCTCCCACCCTATGACCTCCAACGAACCCCTCGTCACCGCCTTGAACAACCTTGCCAACTCCAACAAAGAAAGCGCCGACACCATTGCGGAGGCGCTTAAAGAAGTTGCCTCCGCCATTCGTTATCTCGGGATGGGCACCAACTCCCATCCCGGCGCTATCGAGAAAATCGGCATGAGTCTTGAAGAGGGGCTTGGCAAAGTCGCCTCCGCGCTGCGATCCGACGACGCTGTTTGATTCCAGCGGCGCGAGCCGCTCCAGATCCACGCGCATCCACTCTCCCGTGGATCGTGTGATGTCCGCCCTGTCGCCATCGATCCGATTCACGGTGACGATTTCAGGCTGTCGTTGTCCTGCGCCTCGATATGAAGCCTTTCCGCTGATGGTGGCTGTTTTCATCACGCTGCCTTTCTTTTTGTTGTTTTGGTTTCGGGTGCATTGCACCTTTTACTCAAAAAAAACCGCAGCATAGCACTTGGGGTGCTGCCTGCTGCAGTTGCAATTTTCTCCAACTGCCGCTTTAGGCGGCGGTCTATCGAATAACTAACCACGGTATTTTCGCTCATTTTGTTTTTTTGGTTTTCCGTTTCTGTTTTTCAATATCATCCGCAATGGATCGGTAATCCTCAGCCGTAAGTTCGACATGGGAAAGTTCCTCCATAAGGATTCTATTTACTAAAGTTGTTGGCTTTATTTTTTGTGTTTTGGCCTCTCGCTCTATTTGGCGTTTCAAGGCCCGCTCCAACCGGACTACCAGTTGGGTTTTGTTAATGTCTGGGCTGTTTGGCATGTAGGTAAATTACAAGGTGCATTGCACCCCGCCAAGCAATTTTTTTATTTTTTTTCAATAAGGTGATCACCTACCGCAAAAAAACACTTGACACCCGCATGGGTATTGAATCCGCAAGGTAAAAAATATTTTCACCGGCTTAAACAGACGCTCTGCGGGCTTCTCCTGTTGACTCGTCACAAAAACTCAGACCAACAAAAAAGCAGAAGAACCGCATGTGGAGCTATTGCGGCCTTTTTTCTTCAAGGCTTTTTTTGACGGCTGTTTTCCCAGAAATAAAAACTGTAGCCACGCCGATAATGGTCGTTCCAAATATGCTTCCAGACAGCCATGGATACCCGATCACCATCGCCCAAGCGGCAATACCACACATGAGCAATACTAAACCAAAGGCCATCTTCTGGCCGCGAAGAGTCGCTATGTTTTGAGTGGTAATGACGCGAGTCTCCATCTCGATGCGATGCGCGGATTGTTTTTCAATCATCGAGAAAAGCCTGTTGGCACCATCCGGGATGTGCTGGTTGTAGCCATCTAAAAACTCAGGACTTGGAACAGGCGATGATTGGAATGTGGAAATGTGTTGAGTCTGGTGCACTAGCCCACGCTGCTTGCTGTAAATGGCATCAATGATTTCCTCTTTTTTCTGGCCAGGAAGCCCCCTTAAGAGGGTTGGGAATTCCCGATTTACCCGCTTCTCAAGTTCTCGATTGACTGCCACGAGACCTACCCTTGATCTTCACAAGGCATCGACTCTCTGCCTTGTTGGATATCTTGCCCTACCATCGCGAAATCCTGATGGATAGCCACTGCATCAGCTTCTTCGGGGGTTTTAGAAAAATTAAATCCAAAAAAACCGCCGGATATAGCAAACGCCGATGCCGCTCCAACCAGTGTGGAGCCAGAAGCAGTCAAGTAGTCAGTGCAGATGCGGCTCATAGTTCAACTATTGCAAGATTTCAGTTCATTGCAAGTCGCAAGGGGGTGCCAATACCCTATTTTATTTCAATCCAAATTGAGCTTTTTGGATGAGCTTATCGTTTTGGAAGATGGCGTTCATGTTACTTCCGTTTGAATTAACCCACTGATACATCACCGTCTCGACTGAATCCATTACTTTGGGAATCCCGTCTATTTTGTTTTTAGACATTTCCTCTCCGTCTGTTCCTATAATCGACACAACTTTTTTATAGGACATCCCATTATCAATTTTTTTGTATTTCTCGAAATCAACTATTTGCTCCCCAAGACTTGGCAATACCAATCCAGATTTTGGTTTTGTTGAACCCATCCATGCAGTTGAAAAAATTCCTAAAATGATAAAAAACAAAAAAATTGCTGCAATGTATGTGAGGCAACCTGTTTTCTTTTTCAATATCGCCCCGCAATTCGGGCATGATTGAGCTTTTGAGCTAATTTCCTTTCCGCACTCTTTGCATGCTTTCATAGACATAGGATTTATTATTTTTTGAAATCTTGATCCTGCCATTTGTCATCCGACAAGCGTTTTTTCAAATTTTCCACCATGCCCGCCAATCCGCGCGTCGAGACGGGACAGCATAGACGCGCTGAACCATGGTCGGAGAGGTGTGCCCCATCTGGTAGGCTGTAAGCGGTGCATTGCCGCATTGCGCGAGATGGTAGGTGGCAAAGGAATGTCGCAAGGCGTTGTCTGGCCATTCTGGCCAGCCAAGAGACAGCGCCACTTTCCGCCGTCGCTCATAAAGAGCCTCCATAGATCCCGTCACGATCCGGCCCTTTTTATTTTTAAAAAATTTCGCCCGCTTCTTGAGTGGGGGAGTGAAGTCAACAACCCGCTCCAGCATCCCATCGTGCTGCTTCGACACCTCTGGCCGCACATAGATCTGTGCCCGCTGCAAATCCACATCCTCCCAATCCATCCGCGCCACCTCAATCGTGCGCAGCCCTGCAAATCCGCCAAGCAAAACCAAGGCCCGCACATCGTCCGGCATTTCCGCATTCACCATCTGCTTCATCTGTTCAGGAGTCAGGATATTTCGTCCTGGCGTAGCCCGTGGCGCCCGCGCTCCATCCAGCGGATTCTCTGAAATAAACCGCGCCAGCCGCGCCCATCGGAAAAACATCCTCGCATAGCGGAAAAATGTCGCCTTCGAAGTCTCCGTCTTGCCCAAGGTCTTCACCCACCGATGAACCGCAACCGGCTCGATGAATTCCAGCGGCCCGTGGAACTTCGCCTTCAAAAGTTCAGCCATCTTCGCCACCTTGTCCGTGTGCGATTTGGATTTTTCTCCAACATCCGCCTTCCAGAGCCGCACCGCCGTATCCATCGTCATCCCGGTTGGCGAATTCAGCGACTGAACCCCCTTGTTTCTGATTTGCTCCAAAAGTTTCGGACCAGCCGACCAAGCCTCCATTTCCGTTGCATAGAAGCGACGCACCCGTTTTCCAGCCACCCTTTGCGGTATGGTCAGCTTCCATGGGGTTCCAGGTCGGGAAGGGTAGGGAGTAATGATGTAGTCTTCGGCCACGGGCAACAAAGTGCCCGTGTTGCCCAAAAACTCAAGAAAAGAAGCAAAGGCAAGTAAATCAAAACAAACGAAAACAAAGGCAACAAAAACCCGCAGAACCCTATCAGAAGCCACTCTACAGCCTTTATGGCAGTGGCGGAAGAGGGGGGATTCGAACCCCCGGATCGTTACCGATCGCTCGATTTCGAGTCGAGAAAATAGCTTTGATAAGCAATTACTTGCGTCATTGTTGCCCGGTGTTGCCCGAAAATTGCTTTCGGAGGTTACTCAAAACTCCTTGTCTCGGGGTTCCAAGTGACGGCTTGCATGTTGCGTCCGGCGGGGGTGGAGGGGTTGTTGGCGGCGGTCTTGGTATTTGGGGTTGCCTCGGAGGTGGATGGGGTTTCGAGGTCTTTGATTTCGGCTTGGACGCTGGTCGTGAATCCGCTGGGGCTGAGAGAGTGCGTGACGGTTTTTATCGTCCAGCTTTTGTTCATCGCGTCGGGGAATCCGCTCAATGTGATGAGTCCCTCGGCGATGATGTCGGGGCGTCCGCTCATGGAGAGGGTGATGGATTCGCTGCCGCGCTCGCTGGATTTGAGGAAGGATTTGGCGGCGTTTTTGGCGGCGGTTTCGTCGGGGTAGAGGTTAGGGGCTTCGTAATCGGCTCCGCTTCCTTCGCCGTCCAGTTTGAAGGAATTGGTTTCGCCTGTTTCGGGATCGTGCCAGCGGGTCGTGGCGCTGCCGTATTTGGTGCGCTGGCTGAATTGGGCGCTGTAGCTGGCGACTTCGCTCTTGGTGATGGTGGGACCGGGCAGGGCGGAGCCGGTGATGCTGGCTCCGGTGGAGCGGGGCATGAAGAGGAGTCGCCCGAAGGTGGGCTTCATTAGGGCCTCGTAGTCACGGGCGAGGCGCGTGAGGAGGTTCATGTTGCTCTCGTTGGTTTGGTCCAGGTGGGGAATCGTCACCGTGTAGTATTGGGGCGCGATGCCGGGGATGAGGCCGCATTCGGCGGCGATGTTCGTGACGAGCTGGCCAAGGGTGATGTTGTCGAAGCTGCGGGTCTTGCGGCTTTGGAATGGCGTGAAGCCACCCGCCGCTGCGAAGGGGGCGGCTTTGCCGGATAGGCTCATGCGCTCTGGGAATCCTGAGAGCGAAATTTGGTCGATTACGAATTGCCCCTTGTCCACGGTGTTGCCCTCGTAGCCGATTGCGATGCTCAGGATTTCGCCTTCGGACGGAATCGGGAGCTTCCCGTCGTGATTGGAGAGTTCGATGGAGACGGTATCGGCCTGTTCGGTCGAGTTGTCCGTGATCGTGAGGCTGGCGAGGCGTTGGGCGTAGGTTTTCGTGAGGTCGCCGCCTGTGCCGGTGATGCGGAAATCTGGCTTCATGGCCTACGAGAAAAGGCTGACCGTTTCCTTGGCTTTTGGCGCTTCGATGATTGGCAGGACGATGTGGATGCCGGCGGGGAGGTAGGGGCCTTGCTCTGCGAGGCGAAGCGAGCGGTTGACCTCAAGGACGGTCTCGACCTGCTGGCCGTATGTGCTCCCGTAATGCCGGTGGCAGATTTCATCCAGCATGTCGCCTTGCTTGGTTTTGTAGACATTCATTGCAGTGATCCCAAAAGCCCGGAGGCAGAGACATTGAACGGCCCGATTTTTAGCGTCACCTCGGCGTATTTTTTAAGGTTGATCTGGAAGTCAATTTTGCGGGGCTGGCCGTTTGACCAGAAAACCTCCTGCGCCTCGTTGATCGATTCGATCACCCAGAGTCCGAAATAATTCCCCGTGCCAGTGACGAGCGGCAGGGCGATGCCGAGAGAGGCTTGGACGCGCATTTGCGACATCTGGCCAAGTCCGCCTTTGTATTCGGGGAGGATCGTTCCTTGCAGGCTGATGGTTTCGGAGTCGTATCCGCAATACTGCATCAGTGGGGCTTGGCCGAATCGTTCGACCTCTTCCCATTTATAGGAGGATTGTCGCTCAAGCTGCTGGTATGCGGCAGTCGAAATGCTGAACCGGAAAGCGCCGAGCGCGAGCATGGTGTCGTTTGCCATTGGTTAGTCGTAGAGTGCGCCACCAGCAAGGGCGGCTTGGCGTCCATCGAGGCGAGCGAGCACGAGGTCGGCCAGCGTGCGCTCGTTCATGCCGGGGCTGGCGTTGATGGTGATGTTGATCGTGCGGTTGTCATTGCGCACGCTCCCGCCTGCGCGGTGGTTTGGGATGATCGACCCGGATGAGGAGGGCGAGAAGATTTCGGGGCCTCGCTCTCCGACGAGGTAGTTTTTCCCAGCGGACACGGGGCCACCGGATGCGCGGGCGCCGTCAATCGGTGCGGGGGCGTCGCCGCCGGTGAAGACGCCTTTGATTGAGCTTCCGAGGCCAACGAATTTTTCGCGCACCCATCCGAACCACGCGCCGATTTTGCCTGTGAGTCGGTCGAAGGCTCCGGCTATCGAGTCGTAGATGCCTCCGCTGAAAACCTTGGTTATGTTCCAAACCTCATAAAGTTTCGCTGAGTATGAGTCCCAGTTTTCGACGACATTTTTAATTCCAAGCGCGAGGAGTGTTAGACCGCCAATGATTGCCGCTCCGATGGCTATGGCTGGCAGCAACGGCGCGATTGCGGCCCATCCTGCGGTTGCCATGCCCCAGAGTGCGGTTGCTGCTCCTCCGATTGCCGGGATGATTCCCGTGGCTCCCGCAGCCATGCCCCAGAGGCCCGTTGTCAGTTTGATTACCGCAGGAACGGCGGTGATGAAAGAAGCGCCAAGCGATGCCACGGCGGCGATGGTTGGCAGGAAGGCAATCGTGGCAATGCCGGTCAGAATGGCTTTCACGCCTCCGACCGATTCGATGAATGGCCATGCGGCTTTGCCCATTTCGACCAGGCTTTTCGCCATGTCGCGGATCTGCCCGCCGATGATGGGGCCGTTGGTTTTGAGCCAACCGCCGAACTCTTGCGCCACGGCTTTGATGTTGGGGGCGTTTTCGCGGATGAATGAACCAAGCGAGGTCATCAGCTCGGTGAGCACGGGCAGGAGTTCGCGCCCGATGATGTTTTGTGAGCCTTGGAGGGCGAGGTTGAATTGGCCCATGGCCTCGTCGAACGCATCGCCCATGAGCATGTCGGAATCGCTGAGAAGATAGCCCGCATCCTTGGCGGCTTGGGCGTAGCCTTGCAACCCTTCCTTTCCGAGATTTAGGAGGTTCGGGATTTTGCGCCCTGCCTTTCCGAAAATCTCAGTGGCGATTTTCGCTTTGTTGACGCTGCCGGTGTATTTGCTGAACGCCTGCGAGATCGTGGCGAACTGCGATGCGGGGTCCATTTTTTGGAGCTTGCCGATGTTTAGACCAAGCTCGTTCAGTGCCTCTCCCGTCTTGTTGCCGTCTTCACCAGCATCCACAAGGCGGATGTTCATTTCAGAAAGTGCCTTGTCGGCCATCTCTGCGGAGGCTCCGACTTGGCTTGCGGCGTAGCGCACCGAGAGGAGGAAGTTTGCATCCGTTCCGAGGGTCGCCGCGCCTTCCGCTGCGGAGTCGGCAAAGTTGCCGAAGGCCGTTCCGAGCTTCCACACGCCCGCACTTGCTGCGGCGGCTGCTGCGCCGACGGCAACGAATCCGCCAGCGGTGCGTTTGAGAACGGTCTGAAAGTTGTCGCCGATGGGTTTGATCTTGCCCCACGAGTCCATCACTTTGCGGGTTGCATCTGCCTTGCGTTGGAGGGCGGCAAGCTCTTTTCCGAGGGTGACGGTATCCGCGCCGGATTCTTTCATCGCCGCACCGACTTCCTTCATGCGGGATTTCAGCTTCGACATCGAAGCGCCGAGAATCTTCGTGTTCCCGGTGACGGCGGCGAACGACGATTTCAGCGAGCCTGCCACGGCCCCGCCGATTTCGATTGTCGCTTTGAATTTTTTCTCGGTCGCCATGATTATTTAGGAAGTTTCGCGCACCAGTCCACAAGCTCCTCGGCGGTCATTGCGCTGATCTCTGCGAGGCTCCATCCGGTATGGCTGGCCAGTGCGAGAGTGCCGCGCATGGCGTCCTCCCGCGTCAGCCTAAAAAACCGGAGAATGCTTTCTGCAGCTTCTTGTAGTCGCCCAGATCGAGGTCGCGGATTTCGACCGGAGTCACCATGCAGAGGTTGGCGAAGGCGAGAATCTCTGTCTCTTGTTCACTCTGCCCTTTGCTTCCTTCTTCAGCCGCCAGCATGTCGCCGACTTTGGGCCTGCGAAGGGTGAGGCGTCGGCATTCGACGCCTTCGATTTTGATCGGGAAATCGAGTTCGATTTCGACGGTGGATTTTTTGCTCGCCATTTTTGCGCTGGATTAGATGCCGATTGCGTTGCGCTGGGCTGCGAGGCGGTCCACTCCGTTCACGATGCGAACCATGTTTGGAACATCGATGTCGTTGATGGTTCGACCCGCTTGAGTGTATTTGTAGCTGCGGAGGTCCATCGTGAAACTGATGGTAGATTTTTCTCCAGCCTTCCACGCGCCGGGTTCCATCGAGCGGATGGTTCCGTTCATGTAAACGACCACGGGCGTCACTGCGCCATCGAGGCTTTCCAGAGCGCCACGGGCCACGAGTGGCACGGTTTGCCCTTGGCCCATGCCCCAGAGGTTGAGGACATTTTCCTCGTAGCCTGAGAGGACGAAGGAG